TAAGTATTTATATCTTCTTGATCCGAGAATCTAATAAACATATCGTCTTGTGTTGTGGTATCACCTATCGTTGTTTCTGTTCCAAAAAATACTAAGTGACGATCCGGTGTAGATACAACCATGTGTCTTGATGCAGTAGGTGCACCAGATATAATNGTTGCTCTATTNTTTGTTGCATTTGTTGCAGCAGAGTTCCATTCAAATACAGCNCTGTCATGAATTAAACAAATNGCTTTGTCACCAAAGTTATCTAATGACCACATCCCTGGTTCAAGGACCAAGTCTCCTGATGCAGCTTCACCCCATGCAACATAATCAGTAGAATTTGTTACTGTTGCTCCGTCACTGTGTGCAGCTCTTGTGGTTCCTCTTACTGCTCTTGTAATACCTGTTAAATCGTTTCCAGAAACACCTGTATAAGATATTTCTTCTGAACCTACTTGAATAAAATTTGTACCTGAAGTTGGAAACTGTGAAGCATCAGCAACTGTAATAGAAGTTCCTGATCCACCTGTTCCAGCAGTGTTGTCTCCTAAAGCACCATTTAAAGTAGTTATAGATGCTCCAATCTCTTCTCCACCCCAAGTTCCTAATGACCAACCAAAACCTTTTGCTTGTACCGCTGGACCAACAGGATAATAATGTTGAACTCGTATACCACCTGATGTAGTTGCACCAGATCCACTTTCATTTGATGGCATTGTAATTGTAAGAGTAGTTGCTGATGGCACAGATGTAACCATAAATTTTTTATCATTAAAATCAGATGCACNAAAATTAGAATTTGTAATTGTAGAAAAATTATCTAACAATATAATGTCATTAACACCTATGTTGTGTGTAGTAGAAAAAGTTAACGTAACGACTGCCGATCCATTAGTCGTGGTAAATGCATTTGAAAGAGTTGTTGTAGTTTTAATCGGATGTATGTCGTAAAATACACCTCCAGAATACACATATAAAATTCTATTGGTTCCTATGATAGAGTATTTAATAGATGTAGAACTAACAAAATGATGAAGTCCTCTTCCTGCTCCAGTCAAGTCATTTGAACCACCCAATTGTTTCCAACCACCTATTTTTTCAGGTGTGCCATATCTAAACCTAACATTATCACAATCAACCCATTGACCCTCTGCTCCGGTTTCTGTAATTTGTTTGTTAATACCTGGCTGAAATCCTATTTTTTGTAACATAAAAACCTTGTAATTTTGTAACTATTATCATAAAATATCAATTTATGAAAGAAATTGCAACAATACCTCTATTTGCTACACCCCTCACAATTTACGAAATTGAACATATAAATCAAGAAAAAATAGAAGAAATTTTAAAATCTGTTAAATATAAAACTATAGACAAATTACCCAACCACAGCTGCATTAGTGAGAGTCTTAATATCTTAAATGAACATGAAGATTTAAAAGGTTTAAAAGTTAAGATAGAGCAAGCCATAGACAATTTTTCACAAAAGATTATTGGTAACGTAGAAACAAAACTATCTTTAACAACTTCTTGGGCAACCAAAACAGAGCCAGGTGAAATATCAGATATACACAAACACTCTAATAATATGTTTTCTGCTGTTTATTATAATTACAAAACTAGCCCCATAAGATTTTTTAAATACAACAATGAAACTAACATGGAAATATCACCTGAAAAATATACTATCTATAATTCTAATTATTGGGACATAACACCTTTAGATAGATTCTTAGTGGTTTTTCCATCTTATTTAAGACACTCTATAGTTCGCAATAAAAGTGGTAGTTCTAGATATTCTGTAGCTTGTAACTTTCATCCTACTGGAAATTATGGAAGAGGGGATAGTAGACTATTCGGGCTTACGTTTAAAAACTTTATCGTCGGGTAAACCAATAAATTCTCTACCATCAAATTTATTTTTATTTGACCAGTTTGAATCCATATCGTTATAGTGTAAAAAAACTTGAGTGCAGACATCTCCATCAAAATTTTCTCGCCAATGTTCTAAATCATACCCTTTGTAGATAAGCATATCACCAGGATTTAAATCTACCTTAATTCCAGGATTAGCATTCTCTGTTATTATTTTACTGTTTGATTCTGTAATGTATTTAACGTTATCTTCACCAGTTGGATCAATATATATTGGCCACATATCTCCACCTAAATTCATAGTCGTGGACACTTCACAACTAGGTCTATCTTTATGTCTAGTTAAAGCATTTCCTTTGTAATAAATTCTTGCGTAAGAATAAGTAGGAATTAAATTTAAACCGGTTTCATCTTGCATTTTTTTCTGCATATCTATTAAAAGAGTTTCCATAACTATATCAGCATAGTGTGCATAAGAGTTTGGAACTTGAGGGTCATTGAATGTACCCATAAAATTTAAATAAGGAGAGATTGTTCTTTTTTCTAACATTTTGCTAAACACTTTAGCTTTTAATATAAAATATCTGTGACAGAATTGTGCTAACTCAGGTGAGATAGCATTTCTAATTATCTGATAACCTTTTTCTTTAAAACTCATATTAAAAATTAAACGCTATTGATATTCTTTCTCCATCCTGTTGTAAAGGTGACACCATGTGTCTTAAATAAGATCTAAAAACAAGTAAACAATTTTCTTTCATGTCTCTTACGTGATAAGTTTCTGCATTTATATCACATATTTCTAAATTTTTTAATGGTAACATATCTGGTAATGGGTTTTCAAAAGTTACTATTGGATAGGGTTTAGGTGTTTGCAAAACAAATATCGCACTAAAGTGACTGTTTGAATGATAGTGATATTCTTGATAATCTCCTTTTTTATATATGTTAAACCAAGAATTACCACATGTGTAATTATAATTTGATCTTAGTTCTTTAGCATATAAATTAACTTTATCTGTTACAACATTTATTAAATTTTTAAACTTAGGGTTATTTTTTAATTCATAAGTTCCTAAAGTATTATAAGTATTGCAATTCCAATTATCCCCACCTGTTTTAATTTGTTTTTGAATATCTTTACACTCTGTAATCATCTCTTCTAAATATTCTTTTGAAACTAAAGAGTTAGAAGAAAACAAAGTATTTGTAAATATTCTTTGGATATGATTCATATTAAAATATTTTACCTTTTTGCCATTGCCAAATAAAAGAAGACATTTTTATTTTATTATATATTTCATACTCCATATTTAAATACTTTAGTATTTCTTCTTTTTCAAAATACTGTTTTATATCAGGTCCTTTATTAAGATGAAATGATTTATTAAAATGCATTTCTAAAAAAATTTTTAAATCAGATAAATCTACATACCAATTTACGTAAGAGTTTATAAAATACATGCTTTGATAAGCAGTATGACTAACATTACCTTTTTCTTTTGATAGTTTTTCATGGTAGGTTGAAAACAATTTGTCTAACGAGATATCTGTTACATCTATGTTTTGTCTTTTAATATCATAACAAAGACCCGCCATAAATCTTTCGTAAGGATCTCTAACAACAGTCCAACAAACTTTATTTAAATTTCTTTTCTCAGAATATTTTGGTTGTAAATGTTCTATTGTTTTTAAAACACTTGTGCATGCATTTTTATGAATCAACAAATATTGAAAATTATTTGTTTCGTAAAACTCTAAATTTTGAAAATACATTAAGATCCAAACTCCACCCAACCAGTAATTATATATTTGTCTTGTTTAGGAGGTAAGCCTTTATGAGGATGTGTAAAGTAAGCTGGCCAAATTGCTATCTTTCCTTGTTCTGGTTTTATTTTTAAATCTTGATCAGGAAAATAAGTTTCACCTTCTTCAACAGTATTTAGATAAAGTATAAAAGAAAGTATTCTATTTCTTGTTTCTATTCTAGATAGCTCGCAATGAAGAACATGATACCCTTCTCCTGGTTTTGTTTTTTGTAACTTTGTATCATATATTCTATGACCTTGTATTGAGTTTAACATAGTATGTTTTTCAGCATATCTAGGGTAACAATCTCTCCAAAATATTTCTAAAAATGCTTCATCATAATATTTTAAATTAATAGATTCATCTTGTATGTGTTTACTATTTCTTTTAAATCTTCTTATGTCTTTGTCATAAAGATTTAAATAATGATTACAAAATTCTTCTGAAAAAGCATTTTCAAAAATAGCTATGTGGTCTATTAATTTCATTTAAAAAATATTTGTAAAGTTAATCTTTCTTCTGGAATATTGTAATTTAACAAAGTGGTTCCGTGTTTAGTATTTCCTTTGTTAATTATAAGTTTATTAAACTCTGGTTTTTCAATATTTAATTTATTATCTTCTTTCCAAATATATAAACCACCCCAATCTATTTCCCAATATTTGTTTAAATAAATAGTGCAACCATATTCATAGTTACTATCATTATGCATAGGTATATTACTTCCTCTTGTCCAAATATAAAAATGACCTACTATTTCTTTATCTTTAAATTTATTATCTAACTCTATAAATTTAGATTTAATATAATTAAGTTCTTCTTTTTTTATTTCGTAAGCTAAAACTAAAGAAGATCCTTTTACAATATTTTCTCCCCAATTAATATTAGACTTCCATATGGGTTTATATTCTTGAGATTCTTTTATAATGTTTTGTATAAAATTATGTATAAAAGTTTCGTCCAAAAAATTTTGTTTTACAGTTATCATTTAAATCTTTGTTAATTGCATTATAAAATAAGTGTCATATCTTAAATACGAATAAAATTTTTCTTCTCTTAAATTTACAAGAAAACTTCTCATTTCTTTATCTTTAATATTTTCACAAAAATTTTGTATATTGTGTTTGCATGCAAAAGCCACATTAGGTGTAATATCAACA